CGAGCTCTTGTATCTGTGTAATACTTGTTTGTACCTTCAGCGATGTCGCTTGAAGTTAATACAACAATACCACTCTTACTGTTAACGCTGGAAACTGTACCTGCCGCAGTAGGAGCACCTGGCACCCACTTGCTGCCATCCCATACAAGTGCTTGACCAGACACAGGAGCATTGGTTGTAATGTCAACACCTGATAAGTCGCCAACTGCAATTGTTGTTGAGCCACCTAATGCTACTGTTTTACCAGCAACGGTTACACTGGCGTTTGCCAACGCAGAGTTTGGAATAGCACTAGCGGCAATTTGCCCGTTAGTAATGCTAATACCTATACCAGCAGTAAACGCTGAACGAATTTCTGTATTAGTTGGGCCAGTATAGCTGATAACACCAGTTGATGAAGAATATGAAATACTTCCTGGGCCACTAATTGTTGTTGCACTTACAGCGCCACGAGCACGGGCATCTGTAAAGTACTTGTTTGAACTACCTTCTGCAATATTGTCTGTGGTCTTAGTCGACAATCTGCTATCAAATCTAGAGTTTGTAAAGTAGAAGTTTGAACTACCTTCTGCAATGTTATCTGCTGTCTTTGTTGCTAATCTTGAATCAAATCTAGAGTTTGTAAAGTAGAAGTTTGAACTACCTTCGGCCAATGCATCTGTCGTTTTAGTATTAAATCTACCATCAAATCTACTATTGGTAAAATATTGATTAGTAGTACCTTCGCCAATCTCATCTGAACTTAAAACAACAGTCCCAGTTAAACCATTAACACTATCAACAGCGCCACCTCCGCCGGTAATGGTAATTGTACCAATGTTATTATCAATGATAACATCTGCACCAATAAAGTTAAGAGCTTCAACGCTACCTTGGGCAACATCATTGGCATATAAGTTTAATGCACTACCTGCTCCAACACCCGGAGGACCCTGAATACCTTGTGGACCTTGTGGACCAACAGCACCAGCAGGACCCTGAGCACCTTGTGGACCAACAGGACCTTCGTTACCTTGTGGACCAACTATTTGACCTACATTGTTCCATGTGTAAGTGACTGAATTCCAAATATATAAATCGCCGTTATCTTGAACAATCCAACCTTCGCCAGGATTACCATTGGCTGGCAAATCGCCAATAGACTGTACACTACCTTGCAATGTTACGCTTACGCCTTGGTCACCCTTTGCACCGCGTTGGCCAGCAGGACCTTGAGCACCTTGTGCTCCATCAGCACCAGCAGGACCTTGTGGACCAACTGCACCTTGTGCTCCAATTAAACTAGCTAACCATTCGTTAAGTGTGCCGGTAAAGCCTTGTTCAACAGCAAGATCGTATGCACTTTTAGCAAGTGTAGTGTCAATTGTAATTGTTGCGCCATCACCACTTACTGTAACTGCGGCGCCAATAAAGTCCAAACTTGTTACCGGACTTGCTGAGCCACCATCTTGACTTACTTGTAAACTTCCTGCACCACCGCCACCTTGTAAATCAATTGTAGCAATGTCGTTGGCAATATTAATCGAGTGTACGCCAGCACCAGTAAAGTTAAATTTTGTTGCGGCACCAATTAAATTGCCAGCTTGTTCAATGTCAACGCTACCTGGGGTAACATGATTAATTGGTGCATTGTCTGTTGCTAATGATAGTACTAGTTTGCCAGTGACATCATCGTATACGGGTGTAAGTTTAATACCATTAATATCATTGGTAGTTTGTGTCATTTCTGACACAACATCTTGTACTTGCTCAACGGTTAACCCGGAGCCTCCACCATTGTTGTTACCGCCATTTAATTGTCCACCGTGACTGGCTCTAATTCCCATTTTAATTCCTCCGCCTTATAGGCTTAGTGTTACTCGCTCGCAAGTACCTAATTCACTTGCAGGTCGTCCCAAATGACTTCTTCTAATTCTAGCACGAAGGTATACAAAGTTTCCAACAATGTTGAAAGGTTCAATACCTGTGGTTGCTGAGTCATAATCAGCAAAATCTGTTTCTGTTAAGCCAATTGGAAACCAATCGCTTTCTTGTGGATTATCGCTTAATGTGGCATCGATGTAAATTCTACCAATAAAGTTCTTTAGGTAGAACCCAATAGTGTGCAAACCATCTGCAAAACCATAATAACCGTCAGCACGAATTGCCAACCCAGTCTGGTCTAAATTGCCATTTGCAACTAACATATTTTGACTACGCATACTCATAGTTTATTCCTTGATAACTTCTACAACTACATCGTCGCCGACAAGCTGTTGTACAACTGCTTCTAAATTTGTTGCGATTTCTTCGCCAACAAGAATACCTACATTTTCAGTATCTTTGTGCAGTTTGCTTACCTTGATTACGATGAGTTCTTCGTGAATTTTTGCCATTAAAAAAGCCTCCGACACTATTTAGCGGAGGCTCAGGTTTTAATAACTATGAAAACTTTACGGTGCTCGGATTTTTTCAAATCTTTCTATGTAATCACCGCATTGTAATCGTAGCATAATTGCGTCTTCATTTGAAGCAAGGTAAAGATGTAATGGTTGTCCCCACCCGTAGATTCTGGGAGTTTTACCAGTGTCAATAATGGTTTTAAGCAAGCCAGCGGCATGCCAATCATTTTCATCTATACTATTAACTGCTGTTTTAAACATACTTGCAACATTATCTTTAAAATCGCTGTTATAAAGTATTCTAGCACGAATAGGAAACTTGCCATACCAAGGTCTTGTACGAACAACATCATATGAGTGCTGTAGTAGCAAGTCTTTAGCAGAATCATTGGCTGGCTCCCATACAGCCGTTACACGATGTCCCCAACTATCTAATAATGTCTTTAAATCATCTGCATTAGATAAGAATACACTTAGATTTGATTCTTTGCGTATTCCGCAATCATCAAACATGCTATTACACCATTTTTTGATTACTTCTGCATCTGCTGATCGTTTTTGGCTTGTTTCTCTGCTAACACGCCAGCCAGTAAATTCTTTCGCAGGTTGTAGCTCAAGAATTACTTTATATGGCCAGCGTTTCCAAAATAACTTTTGTGTGTTGTGACGCTTCATCAACTAATAACTAACTTCCCGTTAGTCCCGCTAACATGGTGTACGCTTAATCCATCCTTGATAATGCGTTTAGCAATTGGTAAACGAATCTCTTCGTTGATCAATCGCTTCATTGGACGAGCACCCATTGTTTCACTGTAGCCATGCTCTGCTAGATAATCTAGTACAGAATCTTCGTACACAATGCTTTGATTTTGCTCAGACAGTTGTTCACGGATTTGTAGCATAAACTTGTCAGCAATACGACGAGTAATTTCACGCTCAAGTCTGTTAAACTTAATCACAGCATCTAAACGATTGCGGAACTCTGGACTAAAGAACTTTTTAACTGCTTCTTCGCTAGCATCATTATTCAATCCACCACCAAAGCCAATTACATGCTTTTCACTATCTACAGCACCCAGGTTACTTGTTAAGATAACAAATGCGTTACGGGCACTTGCTTGTTTGTTGTCAGATCCTGTAACAATACCATTGTCCATTAAACCAAGCAGAACCTGAATAACATCCGGGTGCGCCTTTTCAATTTCGTCAAATAGCAGTACGCAGTTAGGAACACGCTCTAGTTCGTTGATTAGTTTACCTGATCCGGCCTTACCTTCGCCGTAGCCAACATAACCAGGAGGGCTACCGATTAAGCTGGCAATCTTGTGCGGCTCTTTGTATTCGCTCATATCAAAGCGGATAAGTTCCATACCCAGTCCTTCTGCTAGTTGGTTAGCAAGTTCTGTTTTACCAGTACCAGTTGGGCCAACAAACAAGAAGTTAGCCATTGGGCGATTAACTTCCTTCAAGCCCGACTTGGCAATATACACCATATTCATCAAGCGTTCGATTGCATTGTCTTGACCAAACACATTTGTACGCATACGGCTTTCTAAGTCTGCAACAGCAACATTTTTCTGCTCGCCTAGCTGTTCTAGCGGGATACGAGTAATGTCGCTAACTTCCTGACGGATATGATCTTTGATAACCATTGTGCCTTCTGGAATGTTTGTAACACGCAGATGTGCCATGGCCGCATCAATGATGTCAATAGCCTTATCGGGCAATTTCTTATCAAGCATATACTTCATTGACAAGTCGATTGCTAGATCGATTGCTTCTTCATTAATTTCCAGCTTATGGTATGTTGCATACACAGGAGCAACACGGCGCAACATTTCTCGAGTTTCTTCAACTGACATTTCTTCAATATCAATGCGAGTAAAGCGGCGCAGTAGGGCACGATCCTTTTCAAAGTGTTCACGGAACTCTTCGTATGTTGTACTGCCAATACAGCGTAGTTTGCCTTTTTCTAAGGATGGCTTGAGCAAGTTTGCCACATCCATGCTACCTTGTCCACCAGCACCTGCACCCATGATCATATGAATTTCATCAATGAATAGCACAGCATCATCACGCTCTTCTAGAGCTTCAAGGACATGTTGCATACGCTCTTCAAAGTCACCACGGTAACGAGTACCAGCAAGTAACTTACCCATGTCCAAGCTGTATACTGTTTTCTTCTTCAATACTTCAGGAACTTCGCCACGCACAATAGCAACAGCAAGTCCTTCTACAATAGCAGTCTTACCTACACCGGGCTCGCCTACCATAATAGCATTGTTCTTCTTTTTACGAGTAAGTGTTTGTGCAAGACGGAACACTTCTTTTTCGCGACCAATAAGCGGGTCGATTAGTTTTTGTTCAGCACTCTTATTCAAGTTGGTTGTATACTTGTTAAGAATCTTTTCGCTGTCACGCTTCTTTGCAACCTTGCTTTCTTTGCTACGGCCATCTTTTAGTTTGCCAACATAACCAATGATAGCTTCTTTGTTAACACCATTCTTTGCTAGGAAAAAGTTAGCATGACTATTCTTTTCGCTAGCAATGCTAATAAGCAAGTCTAACGGTTCCATGTGTCCGCGTCCTGTAAAGATGGCCTGTGTATATGCACGGTTAAAGCAACGCTCTAATGTTGCTGTCTTGCGTGGCTTTGTAACACCTTCAACACGAATGTCTTCTTGTTCACGCAACCAGTTATCAATTTCTTCTTTGAGAGCAGTTACATCAACTTGTAGCTCAGTAAGAACATCGCGAATTTCTTCTTCCTCGAGCATGACACGGAGGATATGTTCAAGTGTAACATATTCATGTTCTCTGTTTAGGGCATCTTGGAATGCACGAGCAATCACTTCATTGATGCGACTATTGTTTTCTTGTTCCTGACTCATAATTACCTTTTTAATTTACGCAACATTTTCTGTTGACGGTTTCTAGCAAGTTTTAAACCCAAATCTGAACTATAATTTACAAAGGTTACTCCATTCAAATGATCCAATTCGTGTACATAACATCTGGCTAACAAACTTTCAAACTTTTGTTCAACAATCTGTCCGTCAAGTGTTCTGTAGCGAGCATGAACCCATTCTGGCCTTTTGATATTTAACCACAGCGCAGGGAAGGATAGGCATCCTTCTGATCCTGTAATTTCAGGGCCTGTTTCAATTACCTCTGGATTAATGCAAACATAATGAGGTCCTTCTTGCGGACCCATAATAAACATACGAACGGCCATACCAACTTGTGGTGCCGCCAAACCAATCCCACCATTGCTCCACATGATTAAAAACATATCTTTACTAAGTGTAGTAAGATCTAAATCATCAGGAACTTCGGGTAGTTTGGTACTTAATATTGGATGATCTTCTGGGACAAGTTCTAGCATACAGTTATTTTACTTGATTTTATTTTCAATGTCAACGATGGGTTTATTGCGATCCTCTGGATCAAGTTTAGGTATTTCAACTTGGACCTGTAAAAATGCATTGCCTCTTTGATTAGTTCCTCTTACATTGAATCCCCTATTACGCAATCTAATTTGTGTGCCTGGCTGTGTGCCTGGTGCTATACCGACTTCTAGTAGTGTACCACTAATGTCTTGTACTTCAATTGTTGATCCAAACATTGCTTGCCATGCTGTAATTTTTACGGTAGCATACAAATCGGCCCTGCTTACTTCCCACACAGGATGTGGTGCTATTTCAATACGAACATATAAGTCGCCAGCGGGCAGTGACTCGATCATTTTGCCGCCGCTTTCAGCAAATCTAATTTTAATATCTTTTGTGCTACCCGGAGGAAATGCCACTTCCATACGGCGAACTTCTCCCCCTGGTAAAGTAAACTCAACATCCTTTTTAAATCCACTGTGTGCTTCTTCGAGTGTAGCTGGTATGCTAATATGCACATCTGGATTTTTTAAAGACTCTTCGTGTTCCCATGAAAAGTCAAATGGGCTTCCTCGTCTGCGGCCGCCCATGTTAAACATATTTCTTAAATCAGCAAAACCGTCAAACCCATTGTCAAACCCACTAAAGCGTTGGCCCGTATTTGCACGACCTTCTACTATAGATTCGTATGCTTCTTTGATTTTTTTAAATTCAGTTTCATCGCCACCGCGATCAGGGTGATGCTTCATCGCTAGTTTGCGATATGCTTTTTTTACTTCTTCTTCGCTTGCGCCTGCTTTAAGGCCTAGGATTTCATAAGGGTTCATCGCTTACAGTATAACACCTTTAAGTGATACTGTCAAGTTTACTTGATATCGTCGAAGATTTTCTTTTGAGTCTTGTACCATTCGATCCAGTTATCAACTTGTAAACGGCATGAGTGGTACTGGCTGTAGTTTTCACTTACTACACCAATTACTTCACTGAGCTTGGTAGTGTTAGCATCTACTTCTTTTAGATCTGGGCAGGCTTCTAATAGCTCTGCTGGTACATCAGGAAACCTAACAGCAACAGGAACAGCATCATCTTTACAGCCAACTAGCAATAGTACTAGAATTAAGGGTAGAAACTTTTTCATTTCTTATTTCCCGTTGGGCCAAGAACTTTGATTTCTACTGTGCCTTTTTTGGTTAGTGGATTTTTACTTGCATCGTTTAAGATTTGAACTGCTTCAAAGTCAACTCTACAATCAGCATCAATTTTCTTTTCGACTTCTTTGATGCGTTCCTTGATTACAATCTCGGTTTGTTTGATGACTTCTTTTTTCTTCTTACGCTCAGCTTCTAATGCTACATTTGCATCGGCTGATTTCTTTTCAGCGGCCTCAACTTTGGCCTGTGCTTCTTCGGCTTTGTGGCGCCATTCCATTTCAACACCGTAGCCACCATAAAAATACACACCAGCTACCATTAATACAATGCCAGCAATATGCATGGCAGTTTTATAAGGTGCTAGTTGGTAAATTAGGGGTGCAGGAATAAAGCGGAAAAAGAAGCTAACCAAATAAAGGCCAGCGCCCAAGAACAATATTACTAATATTGCGAAGTGTAAAACGGAATCGGGTATAAAAGATAGCATCCACATACAGAATTTACTTATGCCTGTATGTGATTCTACCTTTGCTCAAATCGTATGGACTCATTTCCACATCAACATTATCACCCGCTATAATGGCAATTTTATGCATTCTAAGTTTGCCCGAAAGGTGCCCTAGTACAACAATTCCATTATCTAGTTTGACCTTGAATTGTGCATTTGGCAAAGCCTCAATGACTTCGCCCTTAAGTGTAAATCCGGATTCTTTCAATTTTAGTACTGTGTTAAGTTTTTCATGCGAAGGTACCAGTCTCTGCTTTCTTCTGGTAGTGCATATAATTTAGGATCTTGAACGATTTTAGAAGACAGTTCACCAATACTTAATTCATTGCGTTGGCCATCCATTCCTACAAATTTCCAATCTTGCTCGTCAGTTGCGTTTTCAATATCAGCAACAATTTTTAAAATCTTGTCGCACACACCGGGCAAACGCTGTAGCTCAATGTAAACATGGAACTTGCCATCTTTATCACTAGCATCACTAACTTCTACATCTTGAATTCCATTCGATGACCATTCTAAGTATGCGCCTAAATCAACAGCGGCATCTTGAGAATTGGCTTTAAATGCAACAACAATAGTATTTGCATCATCGCCCATTTTAGACTTGTAGCGATCTATTTCTAGTAATTCGTCAATGGTGTCACGAAGATCACCTGCACGAAGGCTTTCGTTAAGCTTGTACTTCTTGTGCTTGATCATTGTTATTTGTATCCTGTTGAAGTCCTTGCTCTCCGTCAAGTTCTTCGTCGTAAGCAGATTCTACACTATCAAAGTCGATGTCGTCAATATCCTTGACATCCTCACTTACATTTAGGAGTTGTTTTGGAAATCTAATGTTTACTAGCCAAACTGTTTTGGTTTCAATTCTAGGAATCTTTTCGCCATTTTTAGTGGTAACAATATCTTCTGGGCCGTTAACTTTTGCAAAGGTTTCAAACTTGTCTTTACCAAACTTAACTTTGCAACCATTTTTAATTAGGCGCATAGCGGCATCTGGATTTGGCATCAGTTTAAGTGGATACATTAAAGTAACTTCCACCCAATGACGCTCCACAAAAGGACCGTCAACGATTTCACCGCTGATCCAGTTTTCGTAAGCATAAACATCCATGCGATCTAACACACGATCAATTTCACATAATGTATCAATAACATTAGGGCTACTGTGTATGTTATCCAGGTTTGTATAAATGGTATCTTGTCTTGGCATAGTAAGATATTTAGCAGATTGAAACCATAACCCTAGCCAACTTGCTGGTTGGTCGTAAATAAAAGTGGTTCAGCGATGAATCAACCCAAGAAAGTTGGGTTGAACAGTACAATTTGCATGAAAATTTAATGAAATCAGCCCAACAATACACATTATATTGTGAAGGAGCAAGATGAGAAAACAGCAAAAGCGTGTCCATAACCAGGACCGTAAAGCGGCGTTTGATGGTAACGCTGTCATCGATTTAAACCATTACAGAGACACAGACAAACCCTCCAAATATAAGCGAGTTGAAATACTACCTCGTAACTTGCGTCAAGAAGACTACCTAGCACACTTAGAAAATCCAGGTAAAGACATGGTCTTTGCATTGGGTCCTGCGGGCACGGGCAAAACACTTATCGCAACGCTATGGGCAGTTAAGCAATTAAAATCCGGTGCGGCAGAACGCATAGTAATCACCAGACCAGCAGTTAGTGTTGATGAGCAACACGGCTTCTTACCAGGTGATCTGATGAGTAAAATGGCTCCATGGACTCGTCCGGTTTTTGATGTATTTCGCGAATACTGGAATGCAAAACAAATCGAAGGCATGATACAAGAAGGCGTCATAGAAGTTGCTCCTCTAGCCTACATGCGTGGTCGCACATTTAAAGATAGTGTTGTGATTGCAGATGAAATGCAAAATGCCACACAAAGTCAAATGAAAATGTTGTTAACAAGAATTGGAGATAATAGCAAGTTTATTATCACTGGCGACTTGGAGCAACATGATCGTGGTTATGAAAATAACGGTCTTAAAGACTTTATGGAAAAACTAATTGACAACAATCAGTCTAATAGATTAGCAGTTGTTAAGTTTGACTTGAAGCATGTTGAAAGACATCCAGCAGTTGCACAGGTACTAGGTATCTACGGCGACTAAGATAAAGGGGCTTAGGCCCCTTTATTACCACCAAATAGCGTAATCTTTATACTTCTCTATACTACGAGCAAGTAGGTCGGCATACTCTGCAGGATTAACTCTGCAAATAATAAAGCCAGTAACACGACTGTCAATTACTCCCTCAGGTACTGCTTCAACACCATGTGCGGCATGTGTAGTTGTTAAGTGGAAAGGAAAGCAAGGTTGCGGATACTTTGCATAAATCTTTTCACTTTCAACAACATCAGTCCACGGAAGTTGTCTTACCTTACCATATTCGTCATAGGTTAAATTTAGTAATCGTTTATCCTGTGGGTTCTTGGCCTTTTGGAAAAAGATTCTTGCGTTACTACGATTGACTGCATAGAATCTTAAACCAAACCAAACATCCGGATCAGTATGCAATCCTACATCAGTACCTGCTTTTTGATTCAACAGGCTAATCGTATAAAACTCGCTAACAGGCAAGCTTTCAATGTAAGCGGCAAGTTCTGGCAACCACTCTTTGAATTCTCCGTAGAACTCCCATCCATTTTCTTTAAAGTCAGAACGCATTAGGTGTAACAAGCGCCAAGGATAGGTGTTCTTTTCTTTTGACCAGGATGCGGTGTAACGCAACCACGGACTATCCAGTGGAATTGGACCAACCGCACCTGCTACACTTCCTGCTAGTGTTCCTTTGTCACGCTCATCACGCATCTTGATGTAGGCAAACAATTGCTCTTCATCAATTTCCGGTGGCGCTGGTAAATCCAACGGACAAAAGATTAAGCCTTTGTATGGCTCTAGCTCTTTTGGAAAAGGTCTTAATAAGGACGGATCTCTAAATTGTTGTGTCATTGAGTTTACTGTAAATATCTTCCCAGGTATTTACTCGTGTAATGCCACCAGTGTATGACATATTGTGTGGATTGTTCATTAATAGTGGCTTTAACCCATACTTGTACGCTAGCTCGGCATTGCTAGGCTTATCTTCAATCCAAAAATAACCACTATCCTGGTAATTTTTTAATATTTCGCCCTTGTCCCCGTGCATATCTAATACATACAGCTCGTCAATAGCACCTTCTCCAAACACTTTTTCAAGATTGCTTTTACGCAATCCGTATGTCCAAGGATGTAAACCTGCTGTGGTAATAACAATAATCTTCCAACCGGCATTTTTTAATTTTGAAATACCTGCTACACTATCTCTCCAAGGACCAAGTGATTCAAAATCACTGCCACTATTGAACTTAGCAATAAGATTATGACTTTCTTCGTGTGTAATACCAAGTTGGTCGCCTATGCTATATGTGTTTGCATAGTTGTCTTTGAACCTGTGTCCAAGTCTTGTGGCAAAGGTTTCAAACTTTGCTTCCCAATCTAGCAGTACTCCATCGCAATCTGTTAATAATACTTTATCCACGGCGTAATCTCTCTAGTTCGGCAAATGTTGCACTAAGGTTAATTTCTGGGTCTGCGGCCAATCCATGATTAACCATTCCTTTACGAATTAATAACAATGCCTGATCTTGTGTGTCCTCGTCATTGCCCCAGAGATCTAAGTTACGATACATGAAACGATACATGTCATCGTATTCTTCTAAGCTAATTTGTTTAATAATTAGCATACGAGCTTCTCTAATACGGCCTTGCCTAAACAAGTCTACCATTGCTAGTTTATAATCACTTTCGCTGTCTTCTTGCTTAGGTGCCTCTAACTTACCACTTGTGCTACGCATCTGCACAGTATTAATTGCCTTACGCAAGTCGGGATAACATGCCTTTACATACATACTCAGTGTGTCAGCATCTAATTCGACACCTTCGGTAACTAAAATTTCTGCCAGCCTACGAGTAAAGTCAGTTTCATCTAAGCGTTTAAATGAAATAGTTTGACAGCGACTATGTAATGCTGGGATAATCTTGTTTGGATAGTTACAGGTTAAGATAAAACGCACACCTTCGCTGTACTGTTCTAGCATACCACGCAAGATACCCTGTGCTGGTGGAGTAATGTAATCTGCCTCATCAAGCAATACAACCTTAAACGGTCCCATTGCCATTGTCGAACAGAAGTTTGTAATCTTGTTACGCAAGAAGTCAACACCGTTGTCACGACTTGCGTTGATATGCATAAACTCTGCAGGGTCTACGCCAAGTTCATTGACAAGAACTTTGGCAAGTGTAGTCTTGCCTGCACCAGCATTGCCTGCTAAGAGTAAATGCGGAATGTACTGGTCTTTAATCCAGGTTTCAACCATGTGTTTTTGTTCCTTGTCAATCCACACATAGTCGCTAGTCGATTTAGGTCGATACTTTTCTACCCATAAGTCTATCATTCTTCTTTTACCTGGTTGATTATTGATTGTGCTATTGTATTAGCTTTGTCGTCATCGATCGAGTACACATGTAACCGATCTGCCACATTACGGATGTCGTCACTTAGCTGGCCCTGACCAACTTCTGATTCGACTAGCCTAGCAATTTCGTGCAGTTGTATAACTGCATCTACTAATTTAAGATTCCTCATCTACTGGATTCCCTTCATGTTCAATTGGTTCTTTTGCCGCTTCTAGCATACGAATCAATGTATCAACACCGGTATTGGTCATTGTTAGTGTAGTAGAACCGTAAGCATGCCGCATGGTAAATGTAGTCTTACCATCTTCAGTTTTACCAATTTCATATGCTGGCGGCTTTGGTTCTTCCTTAGGTGTAGGTACTTCTACCGCGACAGTACCGCGATCCTTAATGTTTTCAATGAGCTCTTCCACTTCTTGGCTCCGTGTTTTAAAAAGTCCAAACATTACCATGACTCCACATCTGTTATATCAATATTGGTATCTTGTGTGCTGAACAAGTCGCATTGAACACGAACCGTAGGTCCAATACCGCTTGTGCTTTCTGAAGTAACTGTAAACAATTCAACTTCTTTGAAGTGGTTGGCTATTTGCGCCAACTGCTCAATTTGTTTACGATTTAAAACAACCTTGTTCACACCATTTCCTCTACAATGCCTAATATCTCTGCCAGGATGAAGCCGCTACCTGCAAATACAAAATTGCCGTTAACTAGGCATACACCTGCAATGATTCGAATTACACTTTTTGCAATGCTGACATAAAAGTGTCCCTTGCTTGGGTCTTTGGGTTGAATTTCCATTATTGTCCTTTCAATGCGACTAGCATTTCATCTTGTTTGTGTTCTTCTAGCCACTTATCTTCACCGTAGAATTCAGAACACTTTTTCAATTGTTTTTCAACTTCCCAGAGAATTTGGTACAGTTTTTGTTTCTGTCCAAATTGGTAGTAGCCATCCATGCGAGGATCAGTTGCATTATATCCAAGCTTTTGAATGCCCCACAGTATATCAGTTGTGCTTACTTCTTGCAAAATAAACCTTTGACAAATTGTATTAAATTAAAAAACCTAGCCTTATAAGGATCTGACATAATCTGATCCATTAGACTAGGGTGGTAGGGACAGCGACCCTGCATGTAATCACACATGGGTGTGTATTCTTTGTTACATGTTTTGCATTGAGTTTTGGTATCCATATTGATAGTATAACACGAGTGCTACACCAAGTCAATATTATCGTGCGCCAAAATCTTCCGGCTTGGCCGCATTCGGTGATGTATCAAAGTTTGATCCAACAAAATCATCCTTCGGATCTTCATCGGTTACAAGAAGGACTTCTTTGTTATCTAGCATGACTAGTTTTAACTTTTCACCATTGTGTTCTGCTTCAAATTGGCGGCTCCAACGACCGTGTGCTACCAACACATACTGTCCTGGTTTAACCCAATCAATACCTTCTCCGACAAAATGAATCTTGGCCCAGCGTGGACGAACTCCACGGTCCTTGCCGTTTTCACTTTGAATAACAATACCACCAGATGTTACCCTTTCTCCTAGGCCTAGTAGTTCTGCTAAAATGCGTTCTCTTAAAGGTCTAATTGTTGACATTATAAACTCGTTGGTGTTTGTGTTTTAGGAATAACTTGAATACTACCATCGCTGTATTCAACTTCAGTTGCTGGACCATCAACTGTATCAACAGAGCGACTTGAAACAACTGTAGGGCCAGCTGGGTCTGGGTTAACAGGAGCATTTTGCACAGGGATAATAGTTTCGTCTGCTTTTAAACTTACCTGTTGCTTAGGTTCTGTATTTTTTAAAGCAGAAGTAGCACGGCTGATTGTTCGACTAGGAATTTTAACATTACCTTTAGCATCAATAACATCTCCTCGAGCATTCATAGAAACATTACCAACAGCTCTGGTATCGCCATTTTGTTCAGCAAAGGCACTCATGTTAAACTCGCGTCCACGATGTGTTTTGTACCTTGAATTTGCACTCATCTAATAAATTCCTTAATATCTAAATTGTACTTAATTGGGTTCACTTGGTGTACACCAACCAAGTATAAGAGAAACGAACTAACACTTGATCCTCGTCCTACTCCCCATACTATATTATGTTCTTTCATAACACGAACCAAATAAATCATAAAACGCAACATTGGTTCCATTTTGCGTTCTCTAAACAAAGCCAATTCTTCTGCTACTCTCATTGCTTCTTCTACAGTTTTTACCTGTTCAGCAAAGTATGTATCCAAATCCAAACTCTGGATATCATCCGGAATGTTCCATATTGTTAGTGCTTCTTCGGGAGTAGCTGGTAGTTGCTGTGTAAAAAATACAGGTTCTTGACCAATGTCATTGCAACCTTGGAAGTATTTGTCCAATATTGATTCATTAACAGTTAGACTACCTGCCTTGTCTTGGTAAAGCAATTCTACCAAATCGTTTTCACTGATTGCAGTAGTTGGCATATTAGGCAATGCTGTCTTTGAATGGGTCATCATTATTGCTTGCATTGAAACTTTGCTTGTATCCAATTTCAAACATAGCCTGTCTAATTGCTTCCATATGTGCAAGTAATTGGTTCAATACTTCTGGATTGCCACCTGCGCTGTATGCCGCATTATACTTCTTGCTAATGAAAGTTTGTCTTTCCATTAGTTGATCAAAAGTCATGTTTAGGTATTCTGGAAACATTTATTCTCCTTGGAACGGACTAAAACTGCTTCCGCATCCGCATGTTGTTTCGGCATTAGGATTGTTAATTACAAAACTCTTGCCCATTAGTTCATCTTTGAAATCAATTGTTGCACCTGTTAGATAGTTCATACTCATGGAATCAACTACAATTTTAATGCCTTTCTTTTCAAAAGTAAAGTCATCTTCATTTTGTTCTTCGTCGAAGGTAAAACCATAACTCATACCCGAGCATCCACCACCTTGTACAAAGATACGCAATGCTGTGGTTGCTAGTGTCGGATCTTCTGCAATGATATCTGCAATCTGGGCGCAAGCCGCATCAGTAATCTCTACCATGTTTTCCATATTATGATCTCACTATAATTTCAATTAACTCTTCTTTTTTCTTTCTAGAGTTTACACTAATGCCATGCTTGTGTGCGTACTCTATTACTTCTTTTTTGGTAAGAGTATTTAAATCATCTGCTTTGTGTCTTGGCTGTACTACTAGTGTTTCACTTTTCAACGAAGATTCTTCGTCTATTTTTTTGCCAAGGAACGATTTAATATTCATACTCAGCTTCTCCAAAATGGATCTTTGCAAATATAGCATCTTCCTTGCTCTCAAATAATAACCAAGCCCTATGTTCATCAAAGGCCCAACCAGTCCACTTAGTTGTGAACTCTGTGGCCTGTTCTAGCATTGCTTGTGGTATACCGTGTACAGCTTCTGGCCTGTGTATACCAGATACAGGAATGGCCCAAGCTGTCTCGGGCCTTTCCATTTGTAAAAAACTATATGATTGGTTAAGGTCTTTGACCTGAACTAATTTCATTAAGCAAATAAGTCCTCATTCCATTCACGGTGACCTTCGCGGAATGCCATGTTACTTTGTGTTTCGCGCACTTCTACACGATAGCACCATAAACGCTTGGCTTCACCTTCGCCCCACATCTCTGGGATATAAACACCGTTGACATACTTGTAAAGCATATCGCTTAGGCCTTCACAACCCAGTTTAGGCAGCACAACAATCTTGGCCATGTTCTTTTCTTGTAGCATTTTGAATGTTTCCATTTGTGGATCATCTGCGGCTACAATAAGTGTGTGGTCAAATTGGTCTTCTAAGATCTTTTTAAGTTCTTTAAGACCACCATAGTCGGCGGCCCAGTTACGCACATCTAAATCATTTGTGCCAAAGTAGAACTTCATACTAAAACTATAACCATGAATTAAATTACAGTGGCTATCGGCTCTCCACTGACGATACGCACATGGAAATGCGTCGTGATATTCTTTAGTACTAGTGTACTTGTATGTTACTGGTTGTAAATTTGCCATTGTTTTATCTCCTTTAGATTAGCAATGGCATGCAGAATCTTTAAAGAGGGATGAATGCCTAAGTCCTCTGTGCTGATACTTATCACAGTATTAGCGTGTTTTAAGCTCATTAATTCCTAGAGCCTTAAATGAACGCTGTACGCCAACAAGCTGACTCCAGCAATCCCATAGCGCATGGTGTGCGGCACCCTGTGGACGCTCTAAACCAGGAACCAATGCGTATAGTGTACGAGCATCACGGGCTTGCCAATATGACCATGCCACTCCGCGCTTTAGTTCGCGACTAAAGTGTTCCAGAATGTTTAAGTCAAAGCCAGTACCGTTAGCCCAAATGGCATCAACACCACCACACCACTTGTGGAAGTCTTTAAGCACATCGCGGATATCATGACGGTCGTCTTCGGCAAACGCTTCGCCACGCACTTCTTCTGATTGTTGTCCCCACCATGCTAGTGTAGCATCGTCAACAACATGGTCTAACCCATCAAAGCTTTCTAGGCTTACCCGGCGATAAAATGTATCCATCGTTTCCATTGGATTGTTTGTATCATCTGCCCAGGGATTGAAACGAATAGCGCCGATAGTCAGCATTAGGCTGTTTGGTTTAGTACCTAGTGTTTCCAAGTCAACCATAATATGGTTACCAGGATGTTCAAAATTAAAAGTCGTTGCCATCAGTGGGTTCCTTTCGCTTCATCGACCATGTGCCGTTTTTGTTGTCTGTCCATTCAATGGTGTCGCCTTCTGCCCATCCAGCATCTTTTAACAAATCATCTGGCAATGGCAAAATTAGATCACCAGTATCGGGATCTTCCTCGAGTGTAATAACCCAAGACTTCATTTTACTAAGTTTTCGGTTAGAACTTTAATTTCATCGTCGGTTAGATTAAAGTTATATACGCTTGTATCAACTACCTTACCTTCTTGTAAAGATTCTTGTACAAATTCAATTGCATTCAAATCTGCAGGAGCAGTACATTTCCACTTCTTAATACGCAATCTGAAGCCTTCATTTTCTTTTGCAACAAATTCTTTAACAACAATGCTAGGATGTAATTGTTTCATTTGATTTTCTTCCCGTTGAAATCTTTGGTTGATAATTGATTAGGGACTGCTTCTGCAATCCTTTCAAGCTCTGAGATATTAGGATAATGTCGCATAATCCAACGAGCTCGTTCCCTAATGTTACCGGGCACTCGAGGAGTAACTTGTGGTATTAACAAATCCTCAATAAGGCGCATGCCTTCAATCATCGCCCGATAGCGTTCATCTGGCATTGTCATAATTACTCCGATTAAAATTCATAATGTATTGTAGCATGTTGTGTTGTTATTTTGCAAGATCTTATTAACCATTTTTGTTGAGTATGAGATCTTCTAATATTGAAACTGGCAAATCATTTGCCTTTGAGTAATAAGATCCATCTGATAATCTAACATAATTTACATTCTCATTTTTGATCCAGTTAGTATGCCAATTTTCTTCAACAGTTTTGATAGTTGAAAGCTCTTTGCCTTTATTTTTTATAAACTCTGGGTCGCCAAACAGGTCTATGATTAAATCTTTAATTGGCTGTTTATATGTTTCAGGTCCACCTGGCATTTTAACCTGTTGATTGGCCATCGACCACAATTGAAAATCGTCGCTAAGATAAAAAGGTAAAAAAGTGTCTAATCTTGTTTGACTAGGTATGCCTAAGTTATGGTCAGCTATTAAGGTAGGAAACTTATGCGTTACATAATTCATCTTAGTAGTAAAGGTTAGCCACCACAAGAAATCAATATATCTATTAATTTTTATAGGACACACAGATACGATTCGATCTAGCGATCTAATTATGTGGTTCTGCTCGTTGACATTCCACGCGGGTTCTTTTTTTATAAGAGGATTTTTTAACCGGTTGACTAAGGTAGTTGTAATAACATCTTTCCAGTTACGGTCTTTATTTTCAAACTCATCGGCAATCGCTCCGCAGAAAATTTGATCTCCTGCTTCTCCAGTGATTACTGTAGTTTCAGTTGTTGTTAGGTAATAAAGGTCAAAAAGTTTATCTTTGTCAACAATTTTGATAATGTGTTTGAATTGGTTATAAAAATTTTCATATTCGCAAATACTATCAGGCGTACCTACTAAAACAAGTTTACCATCAACTGGTTTAGTTTCTAACATTACCAGTGCTAGACAGGTACTATCTAATCCGCCCGACCAAAAAACAGTAATATCTTTGTATTGAGCCCATAACTGGCCTGCCCTTTCAAAACAAATTTCCTTGAATGTTTTATTGAAATTTTCAATTCCTGTTGGAATGCTACTATATCCTACTTTAATCTTATTAAGAAAATTTAACCTATTGATAGGAGAATGATTGTCTAGTAACTTGCCAATCCAATACATTGCATGCCAGGCACTATTGTAATAACCATGATTTAAGTCAAATTCGCCGGTACCATGTTTTCCAGAATATGCACCAGAGCCGTAGCCTTCGTTGTAGAATTTTTCTAATACAATTGGGCTAATTTGATCGCGGTGTTGCTTTAATAAACGATCTATATGTTTCCAAAACAACGGATGATAGTATACAACACTAAGATCCGACATATTATGTCCATAAACCGTGACGAACCTTAATAAGGCGAATCATCATTTGCTCATCTTCTTTTTCATAATCTGCTTCGATCTTTTCAAGTGTCTTGCGAGCTTTTTCGCTGGCCTTGCGCTCTTCTTTATTTTCTTTATTCCAGCTAGATAGTCCACCACCGTATTTTAAACGCATAGCTTCGCAATGTGCTGACCAGCCGCTTGCTTCATATGGGTCGGGACGGTTACGATATGTTTGTGTCCACCATGTGTATAGGTCAAGTATTTCTTGCGCTTTTTCTGCTTGCGGAGTGAGTTTACCCCAAGACTTATGATCAGGGCTAGTACCATAGCTTTCATCAAACTTTAAATTTTGTTGCCATTCTAAGTTGTCAAGGCCTGCCTGTGGACAGCGCCATGTGCGCCAACGGAACCAGCCGCTTGCATAAAATGGTGCATTATACTTGGCCTTGGCTTCTTTGTCTGCCCAGGCAATGTGCCACCAAGCTAGCTCAACCTCAACAAAATCTTGAAGTTCATTAAAGAGACAAGGTAAAAAGCGATTGCCAACATCATGCCAAGTACCGGGACGGATATCGCGAGGATGAGCGGTAAGGGCATGAGTGCGAGTAACCCAGCGGTTGTTAATGTAATATTTAATAGCATAGAGTTTGTCCACGGGCCACATGATAAACTTCTGTAGATAGTCGAGGCCCTCTTCAGCTAACCACCAACGGATAGGATATGCAGATTTGGCACGGGCTTCCCACTCGTCCCAGCCTTCGGCAGTTTTTGCACCACCTTTGGTAGTACCTCTAAGCCAATCAGCAAATTTGCTACATGTCCAATAATTAGATCTCATTCTGCGTCCAGTTTGTTTACAATAACGCCAGCTTGCTTTAAAAAGTCAGTGCCAGCTTCGCTTCTATAATTATCGCGATAAAATACCTGTTTAACACCGCTTTGGTAAATGAGCTTGGCACACTCGATACAAGGGGCATGTGTAATAAAGATCACAGAGCCTTCTGCTGATTCGGGACTACGAGCAACCTTAGCAATCGCATTGGCTTCTGCATGAAGAACTTCGGGTTTGGTTTTTAGTTCGCCTGTCTTTACTAGTTTTGTACCAACACCATACTCTGACACTAGTTCGGTAACTTCATCTTCACAGTTATTATCCCAACCACTAGGCATACCATTGTAGCCAATTGAAATAATGCGGTCGTCTTTGACAATGATAGCACCAACTTGTAATCGGCGAGCCGTGCTTAACTTAGCATAAGTTTCGGCTACTTCCATGTGCGCTTTTATAATCTTAGGTTTCATGTGATAAGTATAGCACTTAATAGAGGTGTTGTCAATGAAAGTTATTTTCATTCACGGAGCCAATGCATCCAAGACTTCATGGAATTGGATCGGCTCACATATTGAAGACCATATTAGATTAGAATGGTCTATGCTTACAGATCCGGAATCAAACCTGCAGGCTATGGAAGAACAGTTGCCAGACGAACCATGCATGGTAGTAGGCCATAGTATGGGCGGACTATATGCCTGGCACTTAGCAGATAGAAACCCAGGAAAGATTGTAAAAGGTCTTAGTTTTGGTACACCATGGGGAGGTAGTATTCAAGCCAGCGTTTGGAAGTTACTTAATCTTAATGTGCCTTGGCTTAAAATGTTAAGCCGAATCGAACCATGGACTACTCAACCTCGTATGTTAGAACCACCAGTGCCTTGGACCAATATCGTTACTAGCAAAGGGTTTGACTTGTTTGGTGTAGGTGCAAATGATGGAGTGGTTACAGTTGCAAGCCAGCGAGAATTACATGGCGATTGTGAAGAGATAACTTTAAACTATGGACACAATGAAGTATTACAAAGTCCCGAGCTAGTAGAGCTTATTGCCCTTAGAGCGAACCAGCTCCTTTAAAGGTTCAATGTTTTCGTGTTTCCACAGTTCGATCATTGTATCAACACTCATGTCTTCTGCTGTATCAAAACCCCATATTTCAGTGTTGCGGTGATTGTTAAGCTGTGCTCGCAGAATAGTTCTTGCCACTAGTTGACGAGAATCAATGCCTTGATCTCCGGATAACTTAGCTATGATATTTTCTTCCTTAACATCAGTCCAGGGAATTAGAGTATCAATTCCCTCATCATCAAACATTACTACCCACGACCGAGACATTAGAAATCCCCAGCATCCGTTCCACGCAATACACGAATTGCTCGTTCAAGATTTTCTACTGTAGGGTCAGCTAAACGAAGAAGCGTATTACCTGTGTGCTCATTGTAAACTGCCAAGCTGAATGTATCGTTAGTTTGCTTGATGAGCAATAACTGTTTGTCTTCGTGTGATAAAATTTTAAAAACGGTATACATCATGTTGCTTTCTCCTCATCAGGTTTAACAATTACCCCTTTGCGATCAGGGTAACGCTTGCCAAACTGCTCACTTAATTCTTCTAGGTCTTTCCCTTGGCATACAAACTCATTATTAAATGCGTTGTATGCATAAATGACATCGCCATGCGTTTCTGTTCGCATAAAAATAATCTTGCTCAACAGTTGTTGGATCTCTTTATGCATTTCGTCAACATGTTTCTTTAGCCTGCGAGACCACCACCATATGCCAATTAAAAATGCAAGAAGGCACCACCAAATCAAGTCAAGGTTATCCATGTTAGCTCTCTATAGGTGATACGCTAATAACATTTTCTAAACGGAAACTACGCCACTCGCTTTTATCAGTGCAAAATACACTCATAACCAATGGATTAACTTTTTTAACTTTAGGAAAGTCAACGGGATTGTCTGTGTTAGTAAAGTGCGGTGCCGGAACAGGATCAGGAATAAACTCTGCCTTAAGTGTACAAGGCATAACACGAGTTGTGCCATCAACCTTGGTAAAGGTAACTTCCATAATTCCATTGCCCAGTTGCTCTTTAAGAACTTTCCTGCGCTCGTCAACTGTTTCTTTATCAAACTTAATCATTTGTGTTCCTTTACCAAATTATACAATATTTTAAAATCTCTGCGAGCTTTTTCAACATCATTGAGTGCATCCTTTAGGTTAGGAAACTCCTGGCAAAGTTTTTCAATCTCTGCGGCTTGTTGTTGTTCCATAATACGCTGATGCTCATACCAAACAACCATCTCCCTCAATTTAGGACCAACATTGATGTTTACAGTTTCCCCTGGAATTGTACTTTTATTACCATTGCTATCGATTACATTAAACTGGTTTGTATTGGCGTCCCAGTAAACTGCGCCACTGGTGTATGGTCCACCTGAACCGTTTTTACTTGCATCAATAATAGATGAGTCACTGCCCATTACCCAATTGATCATACCTGTTGTTCCTTAAAATAATTAAAATGATCCTCTAATGTCCATGTTGTAGGATCAATCCGTGTACCGTCATGGGTAGTGATCGTATCTTTAAAAACATCATACCGTTCAAAGAACACCCAGAGATTGGATGTAGAGCTTACACGACCACTTTTGTTTAGTATGAGGTCTTGTTGTTTGCTTACAAAGCAAGTTGGCATGTTAATAGCCTGCTCGGGAGTAAGCACACCTTGTAATAACATATCTCTAGTTTTACTTGCAGGAACTACATGTTCAAACACTTTGTTCTTGGACTTTACTCCCATATTTGTTTTGTAATGGCTACCTATGCTACCACGAATTGTGTACCCGTGGTACCTCCGTAACCAGTGATCAATAGCATCTCGAATTAGACGAAGACTTTGTGCCCCGGTAGTATTGTAATATTTCTCTACCAGCCTTTCAAGTTCAGATACGGTAATTAGAATAGATTCATTGTAGCTGTCAGCACCGCGCTTGACCTTGGTATAAGGCTTGGCAACAAAATTATCAATCTTTTCTTTTAACATTATGCTCTTATCACTTCACAGTTATTAATTGTTACCTGCTCTGTTATTGTAAGTTGTTCTTTTAAAAACTTTTCTGGAAGTAAAATCACATCTCGTTTCATTTTACTTTCGTCAAGCCTACCTCGTTCTAACCATGCCCGTCTTTCACCTAGTAAATGTTCCTGTACTAATTGAACATTTTTTTCTGCACCGATATCGTACAGCCGTAATAGTTTTAAATTTTCCTTTTGCCTTACTGCCAAGATATATCTAGGATATTCTAGGTTACCCATAGCATGAAATTGAAAGTTAGCTTTTTCAGTTACCTTCTTAACATTGCAACACTTCTGTTCAATGATAGTTCCGTTTGATATTGCATCTTCACCATTCCTGGCAAAGTTAATATTATAATTTGTTTCGTACTGCGAAACAATCTCATAAATGGATAACGAACTTAATACATCATTATCCAGTACATCCACTGTGTATTTCAAATACGGTTCTTTGCGTTCTGCAAAAATACGATCGCGGGTCTCAATGAGATCCTTGATTGATTCTACTTCTAAATACTTTGCCATATATGTCCTGTTATTAACAGTGACTATATATTACCAGCTCGAGTTGTAGTATACTCGAAGTCCACAGAATAGGTCGGCCCGAGCATGTGCAATAAAATCCAAATCGTGCTGACGGTAGTAATCGTCGGCGGTGTCACCAAAAAAGAATCCAGTAGTAGGCGGCAGTAGCCCATTACTTACTGCATACTCTAACCTGTCAAGATCTTCTTCTGTTACTTCGAGTTCAATACCGTTGAAGATATTGTTTCCAGATAGATGCAGATCAGGATTACGATCAATCCAAAGTTGTTCCATCCAGCCGTGCAAGTTAGGATGTTTTCGCCAGTATGCGATTTCTTTTTCAGAATCGCTGTCCTTGGCCCTTGAATATGCATACATGTCAAGTCCCACAATCTACTCCAGGAATATAATTAACATTGCTAAGAAAAGTGCCCAGCCTAGGTGTCCTAGAATTACTAACAGTATTACACCTAGCCAAGCCATTAAAGTGCTCCGAGATACGGGCTATAAATTTCGTCACGCTTGTTTACTTCACCAGTGACCCAAATATGCATAATAGTTTCAAGTCCGGTAAAGTTGTACACGGGCGCCTTAGGGCGCACCTTAGCAGATTGCTTTTGATCGTACTCGCGATTCTTAATCGTATTCTCGTTCATAGTAATTCCTTAAAGTGCCTTAATGTGATTGATAAGTTCGTTTGCTTCTGGGAAGCCTTGCTTCTCTTTTGAGTCGACTGCGGCTTCGATCATTTCAAGTTGTATATTGTGAAGTTCATTTACAAATTCAACAATTTGATCACGCTTGAGTGTATAGCGAATCGTGTAGATGTGTTTATTAGGTTCCATTATGCCTCCCAATCAGTACTACGAAGATCAAACTGCTCTTGCATTTCGTCGATTACAGCATCAAGTTTTTCAATGAGCTTGTCGATAACAGGCTCAGGTAAACCCAAGTCTGGCATGCGGCTGATCAAGTCGTCAAGTTCTTCAAGCCATTCATCTCGTCGATTAGCCATTTACAGTTTCCTCTTCTAGTTGTTTGCGAATTTGCTCATTGCGTTTAGTACTAATAGCACCAATGGCCCTTAGGATTTTTGCTTGCTCACTTGCATCGAGTGATTCTTCTTTGAGTCGTTTAATGCCAAACTCAATACGCTCAATGACTTCTTCGTTGGTAATATTCATGCCGCTTCTTTCAGAGATTCGTTTAACACACGCAGGGTCTTATCAGCACAAGTGCTATAATACCATACACCATCTTTCATAATGTAGTAATACTCAACGCCAGCGCCGTCAAAGTAATCATACATCATATCATAGCTGTGAAATGTCTTCCAGCTACAATTTTCTTCTTTACGATCACGACCGTAAAAGGTAGTCATATTACCATATTTTGCATCGTACTCTTCGCGGCTCATGTTTACATCAAACATGCTGAACGGATGTTCTTCACCAATGGTTTCACGCAGGCTTGAAATATCACCAAGTGCTACAAGAAAGTTGGCCTTGGTGCTATCGTAGTTTTCTTGTAGGATGCGGCCATTGTGCTCAAGGTAGCCATCCCAGTGGCAATAAACTGCCTTACACACATCACCGTGCATTACACCAATTGCTGAACGAGTTGCCATTTTAAACTCCTGTATGTTGCTGTCTATGTGTTTATTATACTGCAAGTAGGCCCATTGGGCAACCATTATTTGCAGTCTTTGTCCTTTTCTTTGTCGCATTTAGACGACGACTTTGGGTGAAAAATATTCCACGGAAGCCAACTGTGAGTAGGACTTGTTACGGTATTTGTACTTTCAGTGGTAGTACTTTTGCTTGACGAGCTAGTGCTTTTTCCCACTGAGCTTGTACTTGAGCTAGTACCTTTACCAGCCGAGCTAGCATGACCACCAGACGAACTAGAATGACCACCACCGCCATGTCCTCCTCCGCCTCCTCCGCCTTTGGCGTATGATGTACCACAAATGGCCAAGCTAATAACAAGTGCGTAGATTAATTTCATATCAGTTGGTGTGAATGAAATTAAAATAAATCCCTGCGATTAGAAATGCAAAGAATAAGGCTATTAGAATTTTGTCTTGTCGGCTCATGTCTATCTCTCTTAATTGCAATACAAGTATTATAACACCAAACCAGTAACCCGTCAATTAGAAAGGTTACTGGTGTTGTTTTTTAGCAACTCAGATTAATGATACGAGCATCGTATTCCATGAACGACACTTCCATAGGAACAAAAACAATCTTGCCTTTGCGGCCTTCGTCCCAGGAATCTTTGGTTACTGTAATTTTGAAAGCCTTGTAACCAGGCTCAGTGGTAATGCGTTCAACAACACCTTCAACAAAAGTATCTTCGCGACCTACCATTGGCTTGAAATCATATGCACGGATGGTTTGACCTACTTTAGCGATGTTTTCAAATTTAAGCATTTTGTGGCCCTTTCTAATTACAATACTGTTAGTATAGCAAATCTTGGGCCTGCGGTCAACCGTTTTCTGGCTTATTTTGCGACTTTTTTCTGGCTCTGTAAGTCGTTGATTTTTAGTACTTTTTTATCCACAGTTTTAGTGTTTTTTTGTTGCTTTTTTGCAACAGACTTAAATTCTAGTGCCGTATAGTAATCAATGAGCTTTTTCTGTATGCTGTGGATCACATCTAAGCTGTCATCATCTATAGCCCATTGGTAAGGAGAATGTTTCCATGATTGTGTTTTTAAGAAACGATAATACAAGGTACGATGCTCTGTATTCTTTGGATCAAAAATAACAAACGGGCGTTGATGCTTGACTAGTGTTTTTAACATAAATTCTCCTATACCAATATTATATAAAACTATTTACTACCTGTCAACGGGTTACCAATCAATTTGACAGTTATTCAAGTGATGTAAAATATATTCTCTAACACCCGGATCATTAAATCGGACCACTTCATAATTAGTGTCAAGTGCAAAACGCATACCAACATCAATTTGGTGTTCCCAACCAATAACCGGACCAATTTTTGGAAGACTTGCCAACTTTAACTTAAAGTGGAAATACCACATATCCTTGGTAAAATCATATAGGTATTGCCTTGCCGCCCACTTATAGGTAGCTGATGTTACACCTCGAATTTTTTCTCCTGTGCCATTATTGGCCATGGACCATTGTTGATAGTCGGATGTGTTGAACCAGTTAATAGAAGAGTATTGTATGTCACGCTCTAAGTTCTGATTGTCACCAAAGAATAATGGACCACGGAATGCACAATGGCACCACTTAATGTTAAAAATAATCTGCCAGAAAAAGTCATGCAAACTATGTACAGGATACTTTGATGTGCTTGCAAGTTTTACAAGTTTTTCATAGTACAATCTGCCAAAGTCAGGACTTGCATATTGCTCTGGCATTGTATTTTTGATATTGAAATATTCAATGATAATATCAGCAAAGTTTGAATAATGCACATCAGCAGATGTTACATTATTAAGCAGGCCTTCTAGCTTTGCAATATTCTCGCCACTGAGATTCTTAGCATAGTTTTTGTAAGAATAATAAAACTGTGTTGATACCTCTGTGCCAAACATTGCATCACCGGAGTCAGCAGTAATAACTCTGTAGCCCTGTGCAAACAGGTCGTGATAACGAACTTTGCCCATCTTAAGGTCAATGATATTAAATTTGTCTTTGATATACTTGTCGTAAAATGTAGGATATTCGACTACACTATCCATACTCATGCAAAGAGTAACCCTGGATTTTTCTTCGTTATTAAGTACCTTCAACAGCGCAACAAACACGCATAGGCTATCCATGCCACCTGAGTAGTAAACAGCAATCTTTTGACTTGGATCATCTTGCAAGATCTTTTTAATGTCAAGTGCTCGTTCATCTGTGACCTGTGCAAAGGTTTTAGAAAAATTAGGATCGTAATCCGGCATTTCGTAACCAGGCATCAATACAGTAGGGAACGGAGTAGACCACTCACCTGTGCGTGGTGCAAAGCGATTATAGATAAATCGACGAGAAATATCTACATGAAACTTTCCCGCTGGTGGCAATGTTAGATAGATGTCTTTATAGTAAAGTCTATCCTGCATGGGATTTTTTGATATCGTGCTATGGAATAATTTCTGATCTAGGTTAAACATTATTTGACCTTATATTTTTGGCAATTCATATTCTGGCAATGGTGGTTGTGGAACTTCCAGTGCATCAAAGAACGCTTTTCTAAGCTCGTTGTCAAACCTATTGCGTCTCTGCCATAACCTATTAATCTTATCCATTGCGGCTTCAATTGAGCTTGAACGATATAGAATTTGTTCTGTCATTAGACGATAGCCTAGTGCTAGCGGTGTGTGATCTGCACGGATTTCTAGTATGTCTCGAATTTCTCTGCCCATTAGATCTGCAAAGAAATTATGATCGTCTGGATTAAGCATAGCATCAGCAAAGCGAATACTATATAACACCTTATTCACAAATAATGCATAATCTTGCAAAGTTGCAAGGGCATTAAGCTGATCGTTGGTTACATAATCGAGAGGCGCACCTTCTCTTGCAATTGAGTTGGCTCCAACTAATGTGCCGATGATAGGACATTGTTCGCCACCTTGATAAATGTTTTTATCAGTAATAGTCCAAAACATTGCATCTTCGTTTGCAAACTGCGGTGCATCTTTGTCTAAAGCAAAAACCGCCGTTGGCAGTTTAGAACTTAACAATTTTGCAGTATGCAATGTGATCCAAAGGTCTTTGTCATCGACCATAATAAATCTATCAATGCCAATAGAGTAGATTACATACCTGTTTTCTCTCGAAGGATAGAATCCTAATCCATTGAATGGCGTTCTACCAATACTGGTTCGATGTTTAAGTAAATTAGCTAATGCTTCGTCTGTTGTTGACATGTTATTCTCCCAAGATACTTATAAAAGCAATATAGCAATCATTTGCCGGTTATTGCTCGCATCTTGGCTCGTTTCTCATACATGTCTCTACAATCACTGCAACAGAACGACCATTCTGTTGGTGTTTCACACTCTAAGCAAAAGCCCGTACGAATAGGTGCCTGTGCTTTACGAGTAGCACGAAGAAGTTCTTCTTGTGCTTCCATTGCCGCTTGTGCGTCATCTACTATGTCTGCCATAGTTTTACTCCTTTAAGAATAGTATTGTAATTATGCTGGATATCAAAAAACCACCTCATTGGGCGGTGTTTTTGGTGAAAACGGTAACTTCAGCCACCGTTACTTAAAACCCACATAAAAATATCCGGGCCATCTAGGATGACCATTTCGTGAGCATACTTCAATCGCTTGCTACGATATTTCCTGCTAACAATTTCAACTTCAACCATTTTAGGCGTGAAGCGTTTTACCTGTGCAATATACATTCCGTTGTCTGCTACTGCAACATATTGCCCTTCCTTGAGTTCGCGATCTAATAGATCTTTGTGCATCTCATTTACAGGCACACTTTTAATTGGCTTTTTAAACTGTACTGCGGTCATACTTTACCCATGAATCATTTTCATCGTCCCAGTGGCGGCTATCGTAACAGTTTAGTTCTAGTTCATAACCTAGTAGGCCAAACTGTAATTTTATTCCTGCATGGTCGCAACGGAAATTTAAACGAAACTCCATTGTGACCAAAGTATTTGTTTGATAGCCATTAACTTCCCAGCCTTTGTGTTTACCCACGCTACCATGTTTAGTAAAGAGTATTTCAAATCTATCGCTAAAAGGATTACTGAGGGAAACATCAAAGTAGATCATCTACGCACCAAGATGTAGTTTATTCCAACAAGGACCCAGGCCATTGTTGCACCGATTACATCGCCACGGAGGATATCATTTAAACCTTGCAAAGACATCCAACCAATGATAAACCAACTAATTTGGTCTGCGTTTCTAACAAACCAATATCTAATTTTATCTAACATTTTATTTTCCGTTTGTGTTAACTGTAGGAGTTACAACACCGTTGATAACCAAAGTTTGACCTTTAAAGTTAGCAATAGCATTTGGCAAATTACGCATAGCTTCTGCTTCAGCTTCTGCCTTTAGCAAAGGAATTGCCATTGGGTTAGCTTGCATCGACTCGTTACGCTTGCGAGCAGTAGCAACCTTAATTTCTTCAGTCTTCAACTCGTTCTTAGCTTTAACCAATTCGTTTGCACTTGCTACAACAGAGTCTGCTGGAACAATGCCACGGATAAGAACCTGTGTGATAGTAATAGTACCATCCAACTTTTCATCTGATAGTGTCTTAGATACAGTTTCACGAATCTCTTGTTCCATTGCTGTACGGTTATCACCCATATCTAATGCATCATATTTGCGAGCAGATTTATAAGCCGCATTTCGTGTAGCATTGAAGATGTAGTTATACATCAAATAAGTGTCGCCATTGTGGTTAGCATGGAAGCTCTTATTCTTTGTATTGTAAATTTCAGCAACTTGGCTTTGATTAATGTTATAGATAACAGTCAAGTCAAAGTCTTTCATAGTTGAGTTATCTTTGGCAACAGGAGTAATGTCGTCAACTTTAACAGCAACTTCTTTAATCGGGAATGTCATAACACTACCGATAATTGTTTGGTTAAACGAACCAGGAAGCAATTCCTCATTCTTAACCTGTTTGTCAAAGCCAACCCGCAAACCAACTTCACCAGTTTCAATACGAGTACATGCGCTGGTTGCAATCACTGCGGCGGCAATCATGGAGAGTTTAATAAATTTATTCATAGTCTTTCTTTTAAAATAAAACAACAATTAGAATCATAACACCAATTGCTAGAACTGAACACATCATACTGTAAAGAAAAGTTTTTGTAAGATTCCACTTTTCTTTACCGCTTAGTTTGCGTAGTGCGGGGATTACAAAATAGAATGCCGCAAACAAAATTGCAAATACTAGCCAGAGTCGTATCATTGTAATGTTCGCTTATCAGTTAGGTCTGGATTACTTTCCAGGTATTCAATGATGTCTGCATCTTCTTCGGGATCAAGAGGCCTTGAGTTTTCAAATAGTTCACCAGTTTCAATCATGCGATGAATTTCTGCAATAAGCTCGTCAAGTTCTTCTTGCGTACCGTCAAAGTTATCGAGCGCACCTGGCGCAAACTCAATCTTAACAGGTTTCTTTTCGTCAGTCATATTAATCCTTGGACACAGAGGTCTTAAACAAAATACCAAACAGAACCATGATGCCCCATGCCTGTAGCCAAGTAATTTCGTTAATGCCAGTAATGGCACCAACCAAGCAACCATTCCAAAGCAACATTACTGGAAGGCTAAAAACAAGGCCTAATACGATAACAAGAATTACCGCAACAACGAGAGCTAGTACAACTGGCATATTACTTCCTTAATAAATGGTAGCAGGTTTCCCTGCTACCTTGTTTAGATGTTATCGCCTGCTGGCTCAGTAGTAACATCTTGTGCTTTTACTGCCATTACAGCCTTAACAGCGGCCTCTACTGCGGCCTTGATTACATCAGCACTAACACCACTGACCACAGCAGTTTCTTGCACAGGGGCAATAAACGCATCAGCGGCATCCTTACCAATTTCGTCAATAACTTCGTAGCGGCATGCACGGCCCTTAGTTGAATGGTAGTCAGCTGGAATGCTAACAACATCACGAGGGTTGATCTTCAGCACCACAGTACGACTATCGCTACCACCAAAGTGGCTCAAGTAATCCAGCGAGCAAAAGTGCAAACCTGTCGAACAAGTACGATCCTTGTTGTCGTCAACTTCGTTGCGTTCCATTTCAACAACCTGACCAACAGAGTTGTTCATAGTACCTGAATGGATGTCCAGGTAATCGTTGCGGATCTTCTTGTACGCCAAGAAGCAACCATCGGCAGTGATAGGCAAGTTACCTTTTTCCAGGAAAGCATACAGTTCTTCAACTGCTCGCTTGCTTGGGTTTTGCATCAAGTTCTCCATGAAGTTAACCATTGGTTCAACAGGGAAACCTTCTTGATACATTTCAATAAACTTGCTAGCCAAGTAGTTGTGAAACTCACGACCCTTCCAAAACAGTTTATCACCTTGCACTTCAACATTACCTTGACCGTAGTTCAACACAACCTTTTTAGGTTCGATCAAATCTTGTACAGTATCCCAGTCATCGGCTTTGATAGCCTCTTTGAGCTTTTCGTAGCTAATGTGAGTTGAAGAAACTGTGTGACTGTTATTACCAATCACAACAACAATGTTCTTACCTTGAATCAAATATGGAAAAGACATTTTACACCTCTTTAAAAAACTAATTAAACACCTTTATGAGCATCAACCAAGTTGATGTACTCTGCGATTGCACCACTGCGATCACGATAGCGCAAAATATCTAGCAACGGATAACGAGCATAAACTTCTTTGCACTCGTTAACAAACTTCTTAGTAATTGCCTCAGGATCAATAGTTAGTGTCTTATTGAATCGCTGAGTCAACCGTTCGAAGTGATGCTTGCTATAACGGACCTTAGTAACACCTTTAAACTTGTTCATCAGTACCAAGAAAGGACTTGCCGGGTTTGCAATCAATTCTGCAGTTGTCCCATTGTATTGCATTTGCTCGAAGTTGTCAACCTCGCTAACAGCCATACCAATCAAATCTTCTTCTTTCAATTGAGCCAACTTAGCAGACAAGTAATCTTCATAGTTGATCCAATTTTTTTGAGTCTTAATGAACTCGATATCGCTCTTACGAACACCATAGATGGTTTTAACTTGGATGCCAGCGATACCAGAATCTTTAACATCATCTGACAGATCCTTAGCACTGGTGTAACCGGCTTGGCTTTCAAGTGTATAACCACACAATGGCAGGTAGTAGTAAGTTTCAGTAGCATCAAAGCTGTCTGCTTTACCAGCATCCTTCCAAACCAACTCACGCTCACGATAGTAGCCACCGTAACCACGCTCGGCCAGGGCCATGATAGTTACATTCTTGCCAATAGAGCCATCTTTACGAGGCTTATCCAACAACGAACTTGCCATCATAATGCGGCTAGTAGGTGGGTTAGCGATCGCTTTAAAGAATGCCTTAGTCTTAGCAGGCTTAGTTTTATCAACTGCTTCGATAACCATTACCTTGTCGCTATAAGAAGTCTTGCAGACATCCTTGCTATTGCGCCAGTGGTATTTGGCACGCTCAGTGGCACCAGTCTTGCCATCGTTAATGACAAAATACAAAGAATCACTAATGTTGATTTCCCAAGTCGCAATGTACTCAGTGGGCTTGCCCATAACTTGCTTGTGCTCGTTATAGCTCTTCAAGTTACTGCAACCAACACTACCACGACTCTTATCAAAGCCACGCAAAGCAATGTTATACTTCTTGGCCAAGTCGTCAACTGACAGCTTGAAGGGCACCAGGCGAGCATAGCTGTTGGCAGGAAAGTTCATCAACTTAAACTCAGTATCAACGATGTACTTCTGTACAGCCGCGGCCCACAGGTTTTGTTCTTTCTTTTTGTACAAGAACAATGCACGATCCCACATGTTTTCAACTGCATCAGCTTCACTTGCCAAACGAGTTGCCAACTGGCCGTTAACTGCCTCCAACTTAGCCTTAATGCTAGCAATAGTAGAAGGAATGTAAGACAGGCCTTCGCGGCTTGCTTGGAAGTCCAATTCACCAATAGCAAAGTGCATTTCCAAGCCACAGCTCAACAGGCGGGCCAGCTCACCCAAGTTTGCTTCGGCATTAGGCATGTCAATTGGATAAGAAATATTACCCATAATTGCACGGCTCTGGCGACTATCGTTGGTACTATGGACTCCAGGAACAATGTCCTTGTCCAGATAATCTACATCGCGAAACTCAAAATCACTGTTACCAGCAACCACCGGACGCAGAGAGAAGTAAGTGTAAACACTACGAGCTTCTTGACGGAACTTGTCAAAGTCATAGCGATCGTTCACAGAGAACTTAACTTCAACACCACTTGGCTCTTGTGTTTCTTCTTCCATCATCAGTGCAATACTAGGCACACCTTCACCGTTGATAAAGGCAGAGTAGATACCTTTCTTGCCATCTTTGATAGCGGTGACAGTGAAGTTGTCAGTATAGCTGAATGGAGATTTAGAACCCAAACCCAAAGCACCAATGAAAGCATTGGAGTCGGTTTTAGTAGATTCAAAATAAGTGGTGTAGATGCTAGTAACCTGAGCATGGCTCAAGCCAGTACCATAGTCGCGGATGGAGAACCATGGCTCCAATGTGTTAGGCAAGTGTACATCAAAAGGAGTACCTGCATTGCCTGCGGCAACATGGCTGTCAACTGCATTACATGACAGTTCGCGGATGATTGCACGGATCTTGTTTGCGTACAAACCGCTGGACAGAATGTTAAAGGCCTTTGCAGAGTTGCGAATACGGAACTCGCCAATTTCGCCTACATTAGACAGGATGGCTTCGTTAGCTGGTGCGTCATTTAGAATCATTTGCGTGGCTCGCTTTGTTGATTGATATGTATATTGTACTGGATCTGTCCGTTTTGGTCAACCGTTTTTAACAGATTTGTTCAATGATTTTTCTGTATACTTTTGCTTTAGTTTGATAATACTCGTAATTTTCATCGCCTGGGCGGAAATTCTTCCACTCATTTTGGCCCGCATAGCTGATGATATCTTCTTTCAAACTGCGGTCTGAATAGTGAGCAATGAAACCATAGATATCATAATGGGCAATGAAACCGTTTGCAAGATACAAAAATTTGTAACCTGCACGATTGAGTTCATCAATGTTTTTAGTTGCCTTCACTACATTGTTGACAATGAGTGTTTGCTGGCGTTCTGTTAAAGGTGCAATCATTGTGAACTCCTTATCATTTACTATACCTATAGTATAGCAAATCTAGGCCCATTGGTCAACCAAAATAGTGTTGTATTTTTGCAACAAAAAGGGACTGTAAATCAACGACTTACAGCCCCAAATTGCTTAAATTTTAAGCAATTTCTGCTTAGAAAGCATCGTAGTAAGAGTAACTTTGCTCTTTGGCTTTAGTAAGGACAAGTTGCACACCATCTGCGTTAGCGAACACAAACTTGCCACTTTGGCTATCAATCTTTTTCAGCTCAGTTGGAGTGAAGCGAACTGACATCCAATTCCAATCAAGGTCTCCATCCTCGTCTGGAGTTTCATCGTACTCCTTAAGATGAATTTGCACATGACCTTGTAGTGGGTTACCTTTCCATTCATTACTTTCAATGTCAGTAGCCTTAACTTCTTCACCATCTCGGATGACCTTGACAGTAAACCTGTTACCGCTGTCAAACTCTGGCTTAACATTCAGCATACGCAGAGCATCCTCTGGAGCTTCGTTATAGCGATTCATTTCTTCAACAGTTGCTTTCAGCATGTCAAAGTTGAACTGAGCAAACAGGCTAGCAATTTGGCATAGCTTTTCAGTGTACTTTAATAGCTCTGGTTTCAAATTGTCGTTGCAGTACTCAACAATGAAGTTGGCATCCAGGCCTTTGTAGTCGATCATATAGAACAGGCGGCCAGGGCGGTTACGCATATGGCTATCAATACGCCATTTGTCGTTGCAAGTCAAGACAAAAAGCTTCTTGCTAGGGAACACGCCATCAAGCAAAGTAAGAGCCTGTTCTTGGTGGTCGCTGTCGTACACCTTTTCAAACTCATCAAACAGCACCATGCATGGCTGATCAATCATTTGCATGAATGCGTTGAATTTGTCGCCTACCCAAGGAGCATTAATAACAATGCAAGGAATGTCTAGGCGCTTTGCACCCTCAATGGCTAAGTTTTTAGCCAGCAAAGATTTACCAGAACCCTTTTCACCTGCTAGCATTACGCCAGTAGATGCAGAGCGATCCATAAATGTGCTAAGGATACGGTCAGTGTTCTTGTCAAGGTCGCCATAACGCTTACCTTTAATTTCAAATGACTCAATATGCTCTAGGTAAAGAGGGCCGTCCATTGGCATCTCTTTAACGACATAATTGCCAGCTGGCAACTTTTCGTGGAGATCCATGGCTTCTTTGGTAGAAACTCGGAATGTATTGCCTGACTTAAGAAAATAGCTCATTGCTTTTCCTGAAAAATAATAAAACTAGGGGGTGAGCTTGAATTATAGCAGGTGCCAACTATCCTGTCAACACCTGCTATAACTTTATTTGCGAGCGTTTGCCCGAACTTGTTCGAAAGTAATTTCGTTTACAAGTTTACCGTTTTCGAACACCACAGGCATGTAGGGTTGCCAACCAAGGCCGCGGTCAGTCCAGCCATTTGGACGATTGACAGCAGATTGGAATTCGCCGCCGCTTTCCCATAGCATGACACGACCTGCTTTAGACTTCTTACCAGGGTCAGTGACCGGATCCTTTTGCACATCACGCCATTCGCCGTTAACTTGTACGCTTGAGCACTTCATTGCAAACTTTTGAGTATCACGATCCAGTTGTTGTAGTAGCGCACCGCCCATACCAAATGCAATGTTATCTGCACTATAACCATAAACTTGGAACGAGCCAAGGATACAACGAATAGTGTGTTCGTTAACACCATCGCCTTGGATCAAGCGAACATTGTTCAGGACCTTGAAGCCTTTACTGTTTACAGTAGATCCAAATTTAGCATCCAGCTTCTGTACCAATTGACGACAAATAATGTCAGGGTCGCCACTGTCAGGACGAATAACAACGGTTGCACCTGAATCGATTACTTGCTGGCGGAGTTCTTCTCCCCACAGTTTGTCGACAGCATTGAAGACATCATAGCTGTCAGAAACAATGGCGACGATACTGGCTGGTTTGGCGAATTGGTTGAGCATGTTTCTGTATGCGTCGACTTCTCCGTCCCGTCCCCAACTAGTAATTGTTGAGTGCTCTGCGGCAGGGATGGAAAAACCTGCAATACCAGCATTGTAATATTCACGAGCATACAGAACACCAGTAACAGTATCACTGCCCATGAAGTTAACCAAGTGTGCCGCGCCTCCGATGCCCGCTGATTCAAGGCTAGAAACACCACGAGCACCGAAATCGTGCAACTTAAAATCAATGAGGCTAGGGTCACCTGTTTTCTCCAATGCGTCTAAAATAACCTTGCGAATTGTGTAACTCTGTGTTGCCACAGTAGTTGGATACCATACAGCGCGAAGCAAGGCAGTTTCGAGCCAGGTAGTTAACCAGAAGCAGTTTGCGTCAGTATTCTCGATTGTTGCGAGAACATGTTTAACTGGAACAACCGTACCCTCGGGTACTGCCCGAATGATAACAGGGAGGTATCCATTGTGCTTGTCAAGTATGTATTGCCATCCTGCTCTGTTGAAAGGCTCACCGTGTGCGGTAAGCAACTCGTCAGCAATGTCAATGTCTGCCTGTGTAATGGGCTCGAGTAGATACTCTTTGATGAATGCCTGGAGTCCGAAGAAGACAGTTCTATCATATCGGCCCCCTCGTGATTCGATATACGAATATACACCTGTGGTTCCTTGTGGGTATTGCTTGAACATACTCACTTTGTATGAGTCAGTGTTCAGAATAATATTTTTACTAAGTTTCATGATAATCTCCTTATCAAATTTACAAAAAGCCTCAAGTCTATCTTAAGGCTGATACTCAACAACAGTGACCGAACCGCCCTGTGCTGAGACAATCTCATCAAACCACTCTAGCAGTCCAATGATGCGTTGTTTATTACCCCCGGCCAGTCCCATACCAATCATAGGAAAGCCAAAGCGTTTTGTTCCATATAGGTGTGCAAGCTTTTGCAGAATAAGTTCGAAACTAGTGTACTCAAATACATCGGCAGTTTCGCCACCTTTATTGAAACCGTACTGTGTGTAGGCATTAAAAATATGAAACTTACCCACAGAGACATCGGTCCAGTTACCTAGCTTGAAGATGTCACCAGCCATTGTACGGGAATCAATTTCCCAGGCGTCTGGATATTCTTCGCGAATCTGACGAGCAATGCCAGAGCCCATTGTACAGAAACAATTACATCCATGCACAATAGCATCGAACTCGCCTTGTTCGGCAAGCTTGAGCAAATCACCTTTTACATACTTGATCATTTTAGGCTCCAAGAAAGTGTTGGATAATTTCGTAGTGGTCTTCAAAACATTCTTCGCTACGAACTTCTGCAATAGGAACCCAACGGGCTTTCTCTGCATCGTCACTACCTTTTACTCGAGGTAGTTCACCATCTGGTAGTTCAATATGGAATGCATGTGTTATTATACGCCCTCTAGGACTTCTGTCAATGGCATCAAATACTTTACTGCGAACAATACTTCCACGGAGCACTGGAGCAGGAACCTTGATTTGTGTTTCTTCACGAAGCTCACGAATCGCGGCATCTTCTACTGACTTGTCGGTGTTTGCGTTAACATAACCACCTGGTAATGCCCACAAGCCCTTACCAGGCTCGGCACGGCGCTTAACCATTAGCACATGGCCCGATTGTATTACAACCGCATCAGCAGTACTAAAAATAGGAGGGTAAGGAAGGCTAGCATATTGTTTCTTGTAAGTTTCTACAAATTCTCGTTCGCGGATAACTTGCTCGTAGTCAGCCGTTTCTTTAAAATTCATCAAGAAGTCGAATGTGGATTCGGGTACTACACCTTTAATGAATCGCATATTACAATCACGCTTAAAATATAAATCGCGAATGTTAACAGCACTCAGTGGTTCAATTTCTTCCACATCAATGTAGTCCCATTGAGGGAACATGTCTAAGTAAAAAGAGCTTTCATCCTTCTTGTGGCCAATGATCCCAACCTTACCACCAAGGACACGATATTTGCTTACAATGCCTTGTATACGAACTGCCCATGCCTGATCGTTGTAAATTGTATCAGGGTTTGCTTCTACATATACACGAATTGCGCCTAACATGCCATGAGTAGCATTCTTGATCATTAGCTCACGCTCAAAGCTTGTAAACGGGTTCTTATAGGTGCGTGGTTGGTTAGCACTACCTGTAATAATTACGAGCTGATCAGTGAGTGCGGTAGCACGGCGCACAATTTCTAAGTGTGCATTATGAAATGGTTGAAAGCGTCCAATGAGGACAAGGGTATCGTATTTCTTAGACATTGTAAAATCCTTACAATAATTGAGCTCGGGGTCTATCCCTTTGCTATGTGTTTATTTAGTTCTAGTGTAAGACAAAATAAGCCCTATGTCAAGGCTTATTTGTCCATTTTTGCCTCATACATTAGATCAACAGACTCAGAGTAGTAGCCATTTGACTCTCCCAACCAACGAATGTCAACCCAACCTTTAAAGGTTGCAAACTTGTAAAAGGTCCATGTGTATGACTCGCATGCCGCAAAGTCATCCGGTGTTTCCCCGTCAACTTCTTCAGCAACCAAGATAGGGGTACCTACTAGGTCCTGCAAGTCACCTACAATATCTTCTACAGTCACAGATTCACAGCAATCTTGGCAGTGAAAGAAAACAAATCGTTCTCTTTCATTTTCAAACACAATCTCTCCCGAGCCTGCTTCACCAGTAACACTGGTAAACACCTTACCTATCATATTAGATAGGCCAACATGGGTGTCTATTAGTTTATCGTACATTACATACTCCAATAAGATTCGCTGGCAGGATTGCAACACCAAGGAGTGTCACGGTCAATTTGAACATCCTTACCAGTCATAAGATTTTTCACAGTTACCATTTTAGGATGGTACTCAATGCGGAACTCAGATGCAGGATACAAACCAGTCAGCATGAGTTCGTGTGCTTCGCGTTCCATCATTTCTGCAGTCTTGCCAGTCCAGACGGTAGTGCTAAACAGACGCTCGCCAGTTTTGCAACGACGGTCGAGTTTATAAATGTACATGGTGTAATCTTGTTTCATGATTGCTCCTTAAAGTGTATTCAATGCTGGTTGCAACAATGCAGTCAGTTCACGCTCACGGGCATGAGCTTCTGCTTTACCACGAACTACTTCGAGTAGGTAAGGTGTAAAACCTTCACGACCATGCTTACGAAGAGCTTCGCACAAGTTCCAATCTTTGCTTTCGGTTTTTGCACGGCTCAAGTGACGATTAAAACGACCACGAACAGAACTTAGAGCAGTTCCGGAAACTACAGTAACCCCAATGTAGGATTCACCTGTAACTTCGCAAAACAATTCGTAAATTGCATGTTTGCGATCTGAGCGGCGTTTGCGTTTTGTTACCATAAACATAGTATAACAAAACTAGGACCAATGGTCAACCGTTTTTTGGGCTATTTTTCAGATAAAAAGTGTTGTAAATCAACAACTTATAGGCTTTTTGCTTAATTTTTAAGCAATTTAGAGGTTAAAAGTGAGCCTTTTTAGCAATCTATCGGGTTCTTGTGGCTGTAAAACAACAGGATCTCGCTTGTGTACTGTGCCAAAATTGTCGTATACAAGAATATCACCATTTTCCCAATGATGCGTATAGTAAGTATCTGCCTTTGATTCACACAATTGGTAAACTTCTTCGATAAACTTACCGGTATCTGCTACAGGTGTTCCGTTATCTTCAACATGATGTATCCATGCTTTGCGATTACGGCCTGGGGTAATGTAACAATTTACTCTAGGACTTAGTTTTCCAGTTAAGGGATTGACTTTAACAAAATCAAAAGTTTCTAATTTAGTATCAGGGTTATACATGTCCTGTTGCACAACCTGTACATTCTGATATTTTATTTTTTCGTCTAGGTTAAACTGTTTCCATGCTAATTCTAAGTTCAACCATGAAGTACTTCCTGATCCATTTTCAGCACGGCGTACCATGTAAAGTGCTCGTGCTGGGAAACTAGTTTCGCCCATGTGTGCCATATCACTATGGTACTTCATTTCCCTAGCACCCCAAGAATTGTCAGCCGTTTGAAAATAACTTACAGGTGCAGTTTCTCTATTGCGTATAGTATTGTCGCCGGGGGTTTTTTCATAATCGTCTTTGTCCCATACACGACCAAATTTAGTTCCAAATGCATGAAACTGCTCGTCGGTTAGGTCAGTGCCAAGTCCGCGAAATATCAGTAATACTCTATCTGCTAGTAGCTGATGCCATACGCCATCGTCAACGGACATTATCTCATCGTAGGATAATTGATACTCTGTAATCCACTCTGGATAAATGTCACGACCATTCATTAACGACCCAGGCCTTGACGAAATGCTTCGTTTTCTTTACGGCGTTGTTCTTCGTAATAACGCTGACGAGCTCCGCGAGCACACGCTTCTTGTTCACCTTGGCTGTAATAACGACTGCATTGTTCGTTTATAATTACTACCTGCTCTTGTTGAATGACACGAGTTGTTGGCGGAGAAACATATATAGGGCGAGGTTGTGCAAGCATTGAACCAATAACTACGCCTGTGCCACCTGCTAGAAGAGCAGTTTGTGTTCTAGTGGCGCAACCAGTGGTTAGCATTGTCAGTGCAAGTGCCGAAATTAAAATTAGTTTCTTCATATGATACTCCTTTTCAATATTTACCTACGCATTTTAGCAATGTCTGCCGCTTCATCATTACTAAAAATAGGCACGGCATTACTCTTGTGCATGGTACCGATCCCTAGGATCTTAGAACCAGTATAACACGGAACGGGTTTACATGCAACCGCACCAAGTACGGTATCGGGCTTGCTAGAAATGCGAGGACCAGTGTCCCGCACAAAGGTTGTTTTAACTACAGGACCAGCAATTTTCTTGGCGGCAACGGGCTTACTGCTAAAAGGTTTAACTTTGGCCCATTCTGCTTGCTTGCGTTCCCATTCCTGGGCCAACAAGTCTGCTTTACGCTTTTGTTCAGCGGAGGCCCACTTTTTCTTGCCACGCTTTTTACCAGTAGTAGATAGCCAAGGACCTTCGAGATGCATTGTCATAATGAGCCTCAGTTGTAGTTGTTATAACCAGGGTAATTAAAAAGTCTTTCAAGATAGTCGCTGATGTTGCCATAGACTATTGCTTCTAGGTATTCTTGATCTTCTTCGGTCAATGCAACCTCTTCTTCAATGCGACTATGCAACTGGACCAACCAGGAATTGATTAGGTCCATGTCAACTTGATCTTTGTGTCTTTTTGTCTTGTTCATTGCATTATTTTACTGTATAATAAGGTACTTGTCAAATTCCTGATAAGTATAGTTTTATCCAATCTTTTCAATTATGATCCACGAAAGTCAATACCCAGCTTTACTATTAAACGCTGACTGGCAACCGGTCCAGATGCATCCGTTGAGCACAATTTCTTGGCAAGATGCTATTAAAGCCGTAATTTCGGACCGCGTCACTGTGGTTGAAGAATACGACTTTGAGATCCATAGTGCCTTACAAACATGGCGCTTGCCTAGTGTTGTTGCGCTCAAGGACTATGTTCGTAGAGACCAAACGCCCACATTTAGCAGATACAATGTGTTCATGCGTGATAATTTTACATGCCAGTATTGCGGTGGAGAATTTGAAACACGCCAGCTAACCTTTGACCATGTTATCCCTCGTCACCACGGTGGTAAGAGTTCCTGGACCAATGTGGTTGCGGCTTGCAGTCCATGTAATCATCGTAAAGGTTCATTATTGCCTAAAGAAGCTAAGATGTTCCCAATTAATACTCCTAAGGAGCCAAATGCTTGGGATCTGTATCTTCGTGGTAAGAAGTTGCCTCACAAGAATCTACACGAAACTTGGAGAGATTACCTCTACTGGGACACTGAGTTAGAAGCGTAGAACTGAGACGCTAGGGACAGGTCATGTTCAATGTTGGCCCGCCACATTAATCTGATCTCCCCATCCTTTAAACCAGGATTGGTTCTACGATGCACACTTGGCGTATTGTCATATAAAACAATATCATTTGGTGCCCAACGATGTTCATATACAGCGTTGGGCACTTCCATCATTGCAGTCATTAGTTCTTCAACTAATCCTGTGCCAATGCTGTGACCATTTAACTTTAAATCAATAATCCAAGCGTCTGCTACTCCGTGGAAGTTGCATCTTGGACTCCATCGACCTGTTACAGGATGTTGTTTCATTGATGGCCATTCAATGATGTCACGGCCAGGGTGATGCCAATTCTGTTGCACTACTGTTACTGCTTCCCAACGCTTGCGAAGACTTTCTGGCAACTGAGGGTAAGCATGTTCCATGTCCAACCAAATAGTATATCCTGCAAGTGGGTTTGGCACAGTACGCATATAAATTACACGATGCGGGAATTGAACTCCACCATCTACGCGATTAGCAATGTCAGCATGCCAAGGCATTTCGTAATCGTTTAATCGCTTACTAAGCTTGTTACTGATTTCTGTATAGTAACCTTTTTCTCTTGTAAACGGATTGAAAGTCATTTTCCAGACTTCAGTGGAAACAGTATACTTTTTGTCATCCCATGGTTCTCCCCATAGTTTGCAAAATTCATAGAACTCAAAAGGACGCCACGCTGGTGCATGTAATACAATCATGCGGCGGTCATACAACATGTGTCGTAGTTTAACTGGGTCCTGTTGTAACAGGTCCGACATGTCGGTTATTTCAGTTCCCCATTCTGGGAATATGTCTCTAGTTTCCATTACTCTTTAAGTTTTTCCAACATTAGTTCTTCAGCGGCTTCTTTATCTTGTAATCGCTTTGCTGTAATCAGCATAGGAAGAATTGTTTCAACTGTATTTACTACAAGTTCACGACCCGGATCACGGAGCTCACTATACTTTGGATTTGAAGCCGCATAACAGTATTCTCGTTTGCTGATCATTTCCTTTATTGTGCCAATAAGGATTGTTGTTGCTTGTTCTTCTAAGTTCATTCTCCTTGCTCTCCTAAAAAAGTTTTTTATGTTAGTAATGCCTTTACTAACCCAATAAACCAAGTGCAGAACATAACCACGAATACACTTGCGGCCGCCCACTCTTTCATTCTTAATAATACTACTGCCCACGATGCATTTCCTAAAGTTAAAAATATAAAACCTGCTACAGGATGTAACTTCAAACTTGTTATAAGTGCTCCACAAAACATTAGTAATGTGCAGAACCATTTAAAATAATTTAACTTTGTATTCAAAGTGCTCCTCCCCACTGCTGTACGGCTTCAAAATAACTAGCAGAAGGGAATATAAAAGGCAACAATGCAATGAATACAACGATTAACTGTACTACTACAAACCACCCCCAGTTATTGAACCAACCATTCTTCGACATTTTTGCCTCCAATTGTACCAGGTAGTGATCGTAATCGTTTCCATCTAGGATCGCAGACACTACCCTCTCTAATAATAACTCGACCAATTAAGACAACAATGCCCCACTCTTGTCTTTCCCATCGCGGCAAGTATTGGCCAATTGGCTTGCCTGGGTTCTTATATTCTTCACTTAGAACTTCTCTCATTAAAGGAAATCCGTTACCTGGATGTATGTTGTGATATATGGCATCAGGGGGAGGTACAATGCCGTCGGGTATGCGATCTGCTTCGTACCAATGTCTGTAACCTGCATCAACCCATTCTACCATTACTTGCTTTTCCCATAGTAAACGATTTACAGCGTCTCTTAAATGCTTCTTATGCCATTCATCTGGACTACCGCCACTGATCGCGGCAACAGAAGTATTGTCACCACCAATTACACCAATAGGAGTATCGTGCGGTTCAGCAATCCTAATCTTATCACCATCATATATTGCTACAGTACAACCTGCACGATCTTCTTTATTTGGGTTGCCGTCGGCCCATTCAAACATTTCGGCATATCCTGTTGGTGTTGTCATACTGTTAATTACCTTTGCAAACCACCAATGTTTAGTCAAAAAAATCCCGCCGAAGCGGGATAAAACTCAAGGAGAACAACAAACTACATGGAAATTTTAACACGAGTTAATCTAGTTTCAGCATTATTATCTCTGTCATGGCCGTGTGCTTTAACTACGCCAACAATTTCAAACTCTTCAGGTGAGTCTGGCCACATATCAACAGGTTGGCTACTGGTCCAAAAATACAAGTTAGTTCCGTCGGTTGCACGAACTACGCTACCAGAAAATACTTTACCAGCAAACTTACTAAGAACCTGCACTTTAAGACGCAGGTGTTGACCTATTGTACCGTTGTGGATGCTAGTTCCGCCTACACGAATTAAAATTGCTTCTTTGGCTTCTTTGGCAACTTCTCTACGATAGCGTACAGCCATACAAGCAAGGTATGCCATGCCCATAGTAGCATCAACTTCATCATTTGTAATAAAGTTAAGAATCTTCTGATCAAAGTCAGCTAAGGTTTCGGTTAATGCTTTAAAGGCAAGTCCTTGGAAGTGATCGTGCATTAGTTCTGCAAACTTACGATCCTCATCAGTAAGATTTACCAGTCCCAGTAAAATCTGATCTTTGATAATTTCTCTATTAGGGCGGACTTTTACATTACCAGTTTCTTGATCCATTTCCGGAAACTTTACATAAGCACCGCCGTTGACACGGTCAGCCATGGCAACCAGGGCCCACGCATCAATCAGTGGGATCTTCTGGTGCTTGATGAATTGTTTCTTTTGTTCCTGGTTCACTTTTTAGGCCTTCTTGATACGATAAATCACGCCCTGTTCGGTGACATTTTTAGTCACACCTCGTTCATTGTATTCTTCTTCTAGCAATCGTAAATTTTTACGATCTCTAACAGTAGGGTTGCTAATCTTTACGGCAATAAAGTTCATGCGATAGTTAATGTAAATTCCTTTATGAGCATAAACCATTTCAAGTCCAAGCTTCATGCGCTCTGCCTGGACTTTTTGTGCATCGGAATATTTTGATGCCATAGTAATATTTCTCATACGAGCGTTTGCTATTGCGCCGCGAGCGTATGCACCAGCTGACAAATATCCAAGTTCTTTTTCTTCCATTTGCAACTCCTTTTGTTTAACTATGAATACAGTATAACAGAGTTAGGCCCAATTGTCAACTGAAATAGTGTTGCATTTTTACAACACTAAATATTGGACTATGAACCCATGTACACTAGCGCCTTTAACAGAGGACCAGCGGTTAGCACTAATATCTTGTTTTGAAAACAATGCACAAATGCAAGAGTATCCTGGTCGACGATTTGGACTAGACATCAGGTCTGCTGTAGAAATTGTAAAGCCTATTATCGATGGTGTACTTGGTACTGGCACATGGGAAGTCACTGGTGGAAACTTTTTTGAAACCAGTACAGGTTATCGTGTTCATGCTGATACAGGCAAAGACGGACCTGAAAAAGTACTGCAAACTTTTGTCTTTCCTTTAAGTATGACACCAAAGGCTGATGTTATACCATACTATGAAAAAGTTAGATTGCTTATACTAAACCAAACATGGTCTGGTGACGCCGCTTTCTTTTTACGAGGCAGTCCAGACGAACCAAATGAATATAATATTGTGGTTAAAGATTATTCAGAAGTAGGAGAACTAGATGCAGGCACATTTGATAAAGTGTTAATGGACAACTGTCCACATCTTAATGTAAGAAACTTTTTAGG